AAGAGTTACATTGTTTAAAAGGGTAAGCAAACAAGGCATACAATATTGATTTATTAGCCCAGTTTTTATCCTCAATAACAATCGTTGCTTCTATCTGTCCATCTCTTAAATTAGAATATACAACGGCTGCTATAAGCTTTTGATTTTTAATAACTCCTATAGCTTTACAATCTCTAAAATAAAAATCTTTAAGCTTAGACTGTACCCATGCAGATACATAGTCATCTCTGTTTAATAATAATTGTATCATTGCTGTCCTTTTAAAAAGTAAGCAAACCATGCTACAACCAACAAACCTCCAACAATTACAATAACTAATATTGAAATCATTATATTGCGTATAAGACGTTCAAAGGCTTTCTTCTGTTCTTCTTTAGCTTCCTGTCTTTTTTTTCTAGCCTCTGACTGATACTTGACCCAATCATTGTACATACCAGGTCTGCCATATAGCTGTAGTATTTCACGCAACTCTTCTTTCTTCTGTGCGATTTCTTCAAGGTGCATAAACTCTTCAAAGTCAGCAGTATCTTTGCCCAGTAACTTACTGAACATACTATTCTTTTTTGCGTTTGCTCTTTCCCTGATGTCCTCTTCAGCAGTTACAAACTTTGCAATAGAACTTGCTGCTTTTGATAGATCATGCCCATGTGCTATGGTTGTTTTAATTGTACCAATAGCTGCATTAATAGCCGCCAATTCGACAAGCATTTGTTCACCTTTCTAATTAATTTAGAAGTATTGCGAACAAACTTGCAGCACTGCCAAAGACAGTAACTGTGCTTGCTAATATAAGCCCTTCCATTCTAAAAATTCGTTTATCCATTTTTTCAAGCTGTGACAGAATAGACTGATAGCGTACCTCACATTCTCTTTCATGTGACTTCAAATCACTATCAACAGTTTGCACAGACTTTCTTGCCATTACTCAGCCGCTTGTGGTGCTTCCAATTCCTGTTTAAGGGCATTATAATATGTATTCTTTGCTGTAACTAACTGCTCTAAATCTTTCTGTGCATTGACAATTTTTCTTTGTAAGTCGTGGCAATGTTCAGCGTATGATCTAGCTTTATCTGACAAATCATCAAGTTTATATTCATCATTATCTATTGTTATTTTGCTCATCTACGCTTCCTCCAATGTCTTTACTTTAGCTTCTAATGTTTCTATTCGTGTCATTGCTTCTTGTAAGGCTTTAATTGCTTTCATATAAAGAACAGAATAACTAACACCTTTTACTTTAGATTTAACTTCTTTTACATCTCCAATAGCAGTATTTTCTGGTAATGTGTCACCCTCTTCATAAAGCGTTCCAAATTCAGAATTAATTTTTATATCATCTTTAGTAGGATTAGTTTCTCTTACTAATTTAGGACTTACTTTTTCTATCTCTTGAGCAACAACACCTATTTGAATTTTATTCCCTTCACCATGTTGAGCAATATCATCTTTTCTTTCAAAGTTTCTAACTTGTATGGCTTTTATATCATCCCATTGTGAATTAGCATCTTTAATATTAGATTTAATTCTTTCATCTGAAGTTTGACCATAAGAGTTGTCGTGATTTCTTACGTCACCATCATTAAAAACTTGAAATCTTGTAGTTGTGCCATCAACACATTGTAAAAATTGTGCATTTTGGTCATCAGGTGATTGGTCATAAGTAATAAACATTCCATGAGGTAGAGAACCAGAAGTTTTATTATGAAGTAAAGCCATATATAAATTATTATCATTACTATAGGCTTCAAATGCTCTGTTAGCAAAAGCAGGTTCTGTTCGCCCTGAATCAGCAAATCCTAACATTAAACAACCTGCTGAAGAAAGTCTAATATGTTCAGTGCCACTAACAAGAAACGACATATAGTTATCTACATTACTAGCATAGTCAGTTCTGTAGGCTATCTTACCATCTATATTTCCATCATCATCTTTAAAACCTATTGAACATTCACCACCATCACCTGTTGAAGCTAAAAACAATGTTGGATTTCCTAAACTAATAGTTGTGTTACCACCAACAGTTAATGTACTAGCCATGTCAACAGCACCATCTATATCCACAACATCTAGATTAGCTGTGCCATCTACATCTATGTCACCAGATATATCTAACGATGCAAATGTACCAACACCAGTTGTTGTGATGTTACTTGAGCCATTATTGATTGCACCGAAACCGCTTGTAATTGATCCACTATCTAATGCACCTGTAGTTACTATATTTGAATCACCTGCGGCAGGTGCAGCACTTATATCAGATAAAACCTCACTAGCTGATCTGCCTTCAATGCTTGTACCATCTACTCTTAAAAAATCATTATCTGCAATACCACTTGTTGCAACCAGAACATTACCATTTGAAATACCTGTTGATAATGTTGCTGTGGTTGTTATTGCACTACCATTCAATGTCATGGCATCCGCTTCTAAAGTACCATCAAAATCTCCATCTACAGCATCTATATTGCCTTTAAATACTGTGGCCGTTACTGTACCTGTGCTTGGATTATAAGAAAGATTACCATCCATTTCCAAGCCAACATTACCTGTGCTATCAGTAGCACCTTCGACAAAAGTAATCAGATTTTCTTCATTGGTACTTTCATTGTCAGTAACCAAAACATGAGCAGAGTTTGTAGCATTTGTAACTGTAACTCCTGCAATAACTGTATTTAGTGCTGTACCACCAACTGTTATCGCATCAGCTTCAAGAGTGCCGTCTATATCTGCATCACCAGATACATCCAGGCTACCTGCATCAAGTTCGCCAGTAAGTGTTATATTTCTAAATGATGCAATGTCCTTATTAGCATCTACAACAACTGCTTTACTAGCGGCAACAGTACCTGCTGTAATGCCATCAAGCATCTCTAATTCTGCTTCTGATAATTCTGCACCAGAGCCTAATGTTAAATTACCACCAACAGTTAAATTACCTGCAACTGCTAGTGTAGAACTTGCAACTGTAGAGTTTGGTGTATGTGTAAGGTAAGTTACAAAACTGCCTGATATTTTGCTTGCTAATGTAAGCGTACCACCATCTGCAATACTCAGTTTGTGTTGATCTGCATTGTCATCGCCTTGATCAGATTTTAGAACAATACCTAATGCTGCACCCTCAACTGCCGCAGCAATCTCAAGACTGTCATTTGTGGTTTCATCATATTGGATTGTAATATCGGAGTTTGTGCCAAGAGTAATGGCTTTGTTGTCAACAATAGATATGCCAAAAGCAAAAGGTACTACGGCTGTGGTTGTTTGTGTACCATCTTTTAATATGGCTGTTGATAAGCCTGTAGCTATACCATCCATCTCTGCATCCATACGACTTGCCTGAATTTTTATCCCTGCATCTCTGTCTGTCGTAAAGTCATGCACTCTTGAAAATGTACCTGAACTGTATGGCATTAGAATGGCCCTCCTGGTGTGTATGTAAAGTTAGCAGCAATAAAGCTGACTGATTGTGTACTTGTGGCAACCTTTATTCTCAAAGCTGCACTCCTTCCTAATTTACTTGTTGATTTTCTTCTTTGTGTTATTCCTGCACCTGCGGTATCTGCCCAGTAGAAATCATCCCATGTGGCTACATCCCATGTAGCTAACTCAGATGCAAAACTTGTTGTACTTAAATTGAGTGCTGCTACAGGCTCTTGATCAACTGCAATACCAAAATCAAAACTGACTGTTGTACTAGCCTCTAACATTGGTGCAACAGAAGTAAATCGTTTGATTGATGCTCTGTCACCAAAGTAATTAAATGCTGTGGCAACATCTCCTGTAATAGCAGCATCTACATCAGCCGTACCACCTACTTTAAAGACTACACCAGATGCACCGCCAAAATAAGTATCACCATTGTATTGCCCCCACACTCTTGCAGGTATGGCTTCAAAGTTACACCAGGCATTTATGATAGGGTTAAAAACGTGCTGATTATATGGATCAGTACCATCACCTGTTGGATAATTAAAAAATATCTTTGTGCCATCAGGAGAAACAAATGTCTGCCACCCTGTCGTTGTTCCTGTTGATGCTACCTGAGCAATCACTGTACCTCTGATCTTTTCTGATAAGGCTGCCGCTCTTTGTCCTATGATATCGTTTTTGATAACCTGTGATAATGCTATGTAACCCTCTTTGGTTGATACAGCTATATCACCACCAAACTTTGCTATACATCTTGGCTCATTGATTGGTTCTGCAATTCTGAATGTACCAATCAGACTAAAACCGCTACTAGGGTTTGATCCACTATATATAAGCACCTGACCTGATGCCAGTATGATCGCCAATAGGTCATCAACACCCTCACCGCCATCTATGGTTACTGTACCCATAGATACAATGTTACCACCTTTGTCAGCTACTACAGATAAATCAAAGACTGTAAAGTTACCTGCAAATGTGTCTACTGTTGCTGAATAATAAAACTTCTGATCTGTACCTCTAAAATAATAAATTCTGTTCTTATGTGCATGAACACCTTTGATTGTGCCTTGAGATGAACTGTCAGATAATGTCAGAGATATATCTGATGCACTGCTGCCATCCCATGAAAACTGTTCTGCACCATTGACGAATATTGTTTTGCCATTAAATGCAGTAGTCTGAAACCTGCCATTTGACAAACCTGTTTTCTTGCTGACTGCACTTCCAGTATCTATCTGATACAGAACACCATCTGCACCAACAGCCAGTAATTGTCTGTTACTACCTGCATTATGCTCAACCAATGTTTCTACATCACCAGAACCAATACCTGTACAAAAACTTGTATAGCCTTCTCTCAATGTAATCTTTTCCACAGTTGGGAAAAAGTTGTTCATAACAATCGCATCTGTCGGCTTCATAAGATCAACAGAGTCACGACTGTTTAAACCTCCAAAAGGTGCAGGTACAGATGCTGATTTTACTTTATATCTGCTTGCTGTTCTTAAAGGTTGTAACATTAACTCAAGCCGTAGTTGCCATCATTTAAGTTGTAAGAGTATGGTGATACAATCAAACGTCTTGCATCATCCATTTGCAGAACTGGTGCAGAGCCATTACGAGCAACAGCCTGTCGAACCTCTAACTGGTATTGCCTGTAATCCTCTGCATAATCTAATCCATGAGCAGCCTTGAAACGCCAGGTTATGCCCATTTCCATTGTTGATTCATCAAGTATGCCCACATCTGTATCTGCTGCCCACGCAGCTTGCCCACTCCCACCAGATGACTGACAGAACTGTGTTGATACATATTCAAAGCCTATAGTCTGGGTTGATGAAGGTGTTGGGTCTATCTCAAACTTTAATGCACCTGATGCTGCTTTTAATCTAAACTTTTCTGTTGTGCCTTGTGAGGCAGTGCCATGATTAACTAGCTGATATTCAGAACTGCTTATTGGCCCTGTCATAATATCATTGTCTGATCTGTTGTATGATGTTTCTAAAACCAATCTGTCAAAGTCACTTGGCAGGGCATAGGCTGCTGTGCCGTTTGATGTGGAAAATGTATGCTCTTTCTTTAACACTGCCCAATCAGATACACGCATCAACTGCTTACCTTCTCTCTGTGCAAGTGCTAGTAACTGCCTTGCTATAGGGTCTGTATTGTCAATAACTGTTACTGGTCTTTCAAAGCCTGTGAAATCAGCAACATTCTGACAGATTGATAGTAATGTCATTTTTTACTTGTCTTTCTTTTCTTGTATTTTCTTGGTGCTGCTTTTGGTGTTGGCTTTGACATGAAGTTGTGCAATTTTTTGGAGTGAAACATAGACATCACCCATGCTTTGCAAGATTGCACTTTTTGCCTTATCCAACTGCTCGATTGTCTGAATACCTTTAAGTTCAAGCTCAATTTTCTTATCCTCTGAAATGCCTGGTAAATTATTAAGTAAAGTACCAGTGATTTTTTTGTTTTCATTCTTTTTAAATTCTGCCCACTCTTTTGGGAAGCGTTGTACATCTGTTGCTCTTACAGGTGTCTCTAAAATATCTTTTGTATCTGTTACTGGTATTCTGGCAAAATCTCTCATCTCACCATTAAACATCTTTTTATAAAACTGTACTTTCATAGTTCCCCCATAAGGTTAAAAAGGGGCAAGTTGCCCTGCCCCTAGTTGTTTAAAGTATGCTAAAAAGGAAAATCACAGATGATTTCTTTATCTGAGGCATCGCCTGCGATTGCCACCACGATATCCGTTACATCCGCTGAAACGTCCAACGTCCCATCCGCTGCCCCCGTAGCTGTGAGAGGGTCACCATCGGCCCCCGCACTAAGAGCTATCGTCATTGTGGCAGGCCCTTTAATCTGAACCCATCCGAACTGTCCATCGGTCATTACAGCTTGCAAGATGCCAGCTCCAATCTCGACTGAATCTGACAAATCAGATGTTACCTGATTATTTTTGTAGCCATCCAAAGTATAATAATAGCAAGCTTCACCTGCTACGGCTGCTGTTCCTACAGAGCCTGTATCATACTGTACATACTTATAGAGTTTAGTTGGTGAACCAATCACCGCTCCATGCTGACCTAACCTAAATTCAGCCGTATCACTGACTGATGTTACGTCAATACCTAATACTGGTGCGAAACTCATTCTACCCTCCTATGTATGTAAAACGCCTTGTAACGCTCTGTTTGAGCAGGTTAAATTACCTGACCAAAACATTGGCACTCATTCATGTTCACCTAAGATCGTTAGTCTTAGACCGCCTTACGGCTGCTGCATATTGCTATGCAGATCAGATCATATCATCATCCCTGTGGGATGCTCTCCGCTTCAGGTCACTTGACCCTACTCCAATTTCT